CTCTTACACAGCAGCGGGAGCCTTCGCAACCTTGGGACGGGCCTTCTTCTCCGTCGGGGCCTCGGCCTCGGGAGCTGCAGGGGCCTTGGGAGCACGGGGCTTCTTCTCCGGTGCGTTGGGGTCCTTCACGTAGTGAGGGTTAATGTACTTCTGAATGTTCAGGAACGTCACCTGGACACCCTCTGGAACCTTCAGCAGGCCCTTCAGCGCATCATCGAGTGTGATGTTCTGGCCAGCCTTCAGGCCCTTCTCGGACACGTACTTGTTGATACGGCCCGTCACATCGGCCCGGGAGATCTTCTCATCAGCAGCCAGGCCCAGGAAGGCGCGCAGCTCGGGCGTCACATCCTGGGGCTTCTTGAAACCGTTGTTGGCCGAGCGAGCAGCCTGCTTCTCACCAGAAGGATCCTCGATCGTCTGACGGATCTTGCGCACGTCCTTGCGCAGAGCCTTCAGCTCCTTGGCGAGCAGCTCAAGAGTTACTGGAGTGTCGGTGGCCATTTCTACTATACGAAAGACGGGTTTCTTTAAGTCTGTTCAGTCGAGAGAAATTGCCGCTAGAAAGATTACCAAAAAGATCAACAAAGATTTCAGTACGATCTGCCACACCTTTTGACCTGAAGGAACCGGTTCATCACCTCGCATGGTCGGATCGGTCGCTTTTGGTAATTGGTCGAGTGGAGTAGCCCCTTTAACAGGGGTCGGCTCGTCACTTTGGGGCAAGTTTACGTTAAATCCAGGTGGAAGATCTGTACCGGCCGATTGACGTGTTTCAATGCCGATCCTAGGCGCGTGACCCATGTGATCGCATTTTGGAACACAACAGCCTTCATCGCATGGGTACACCAGGCCATTTTGTTTGTTGATGTATCCACAAATTGTCGACCAGGGGTCCATAGGGTCGGCAATGCACATGCAACCTTGATTTACAAACTCCTGCTTGCACGTGTTCATCTGGTATTAAAGAATATTTTTGTTATTAATACAATGGAGTACGCGAACCCTCAGAAGCTTCCAGATGGCCGTTACTTTTTGAAGATTTCTGGATCGCGCCACCAGGTTAACGGTCTTGTTCTCCAGGACGATCTATCGTCCAAGTCTGTGAATTTCAAGGTGGCGGACTCGAATCTCTTTACGAATGTTGATGCTGATATTCTCACCAAGGCCAAGGAGTCCAAGATGGAGTGGTTCGGCAAGGAGCTCTCAGACGAGACCATCACGAATGCTTATCAGGAGAGCGTAACGGATGGTGTTCTTGGAGCCTCTCTGACGACGGTGAAGGGTCAGGTCGTAACACTGGCTTTTGACGTTCAGAAGAATCCTGTAGAACTTGCTGACGTCAAGGCTGGCTCAAAGTGTGATGTGTTCTTCGAGCTTTCCGGTTTGTGGTTCCTGAAAAAGTCGTTCGGTCCGATCTGGCGCGTCACCCAGGTCCGTGTCCGGACTGGCGCCAAGCCGGTCGAGCATCCTAAGGATTATCTTTTCACAGACGATCCGGAGCCCGAGCCGGAAGTTGACGACCCAGCAGATTATCTAGACTGAGCCCGTCCCAAAAAATTTATCCGACACTTATAATAAATGGATCGCAAAGGTCTGGCGATTATGATTCTGGCCGCAGTAATTCTTCTCATGCTCGCGACTCCTCAGAAGAGCGGGTTCGGTCAGAGCGCCCCGGCTGACATCTCGGGTGTGCAGATGCACAAGACCGCGCATCAGGGTGCACACAGCGGTATGCAGCAGGCGAGCTACAACTCCTCTGAGAAGGCATCGTCAGCAAGCCTGATCCCCCGTGAGGTTGTTCAGACCGAGGATTTCGGCCAGTTCAGCCCAGAGAAGATTCTGTCCGGACAGAACTACCTGGACCCCCGCTCCCAGATTGGCTACCCAGAGACGCTGGGAGGTGTGCTGCGTAACGCCAACCTCCAGTTCCGCTCGGAGCCCATTAACCCCCGCACCCCAGTATCTATATTTAACCTCAGCACGATCCCCCCGGATACCATGCGCCCCAAGTTCGAGATTAGCCCAGAGTACCAGTAATCGCGCAAACGTAACTTAAAAAGAATATGCTTAAATTTCACTAATGGATTTTAAGTCTGCAATGACGGAGTGGGTCGGCTTAAAGACGCAGCTTGCCGCAGCTCGCAAAGATCTCGGAACGCTTAATCAGCGTGAGAAGGACCTTCGCAAGTTTGTGACTCAGCACATGAAAGCAAATGAAATTGATACCGTAAAGGTGCATGATCACGTCAAGGTCAATTTCAAAGTTAAAAAAACGCGTGGTTCTATAACCAAGGACGTCATCAAAACAGGCCTCAAAACGTATTTTGGAGGAGACGAGGTCCGTGTCGAGGGTGCTTTCCAGGCTATCCAGGACGCCGCCCCCGTGAAAGAGGTCGCGGGTGTTTCAGTGACTGGTCTGCGCGGCTTAGAGGTTTAGGACTCTAAATATACAACTTGAAATAATGGGTCTGAACGACGAATATTCTCGTGATGCGTACACGTATGAGCAGGCCTATGATTCAGAAGATTCTGATGATTTTGATTCTGAATTGCATCCAGAGGACTGGCAGGACATGTATTCTACCGAACTTCTCGACGCCTGGATGAGTATCCGTGAATATCTCGAAGAGAATTACATGAAAATTAATGCGGGTTACCACCAGTTTGTAGAGTTTGTTCTCGAGCCGGGAGTCTGGAGGACCTCTGTAACTCCCGGGATTCATCAGTATATCCTTTGGGACAAGATCAAGAACAATCCGATCATTAATAATCGTGTAGAATCTGAGCAATTTTATGCATGGTCCGGAAATTATCTTGAACAACTATAAATGATTGATATCACGGGTCCCAAGGTTCTCACCCCGGCCCTTCTATTCGCAGTACTGAGCCCAGGTATTCTGCTAGCCTTACCAAAGGGTCAAACTCTTTTGGTCCAGGCTGCGACTCACGCCCTGGTCCTCGCTATAGTGTACTGGGCAATCTCCAAGTTTGTTACCAAGGTTTCATTGATGCCCGCAGATTTGGTCATGCCGGCCCTTCTCTTTATCGCCCTCACTCCGGGCGTCCTTCTGACGTTGCCCCCGGGCTCTGCCGGAGTCTTCCAAAGCGGTCAGACTTCCGGGTCGGCCGTGGGCGTCCATACCCTCGTGTTCGCAATCGTTTTCGCAACTCTCCGGTCCGTGTTCCCAGAGTATTACTAATTTCGAAATGAAATACTAGACATGGTAAAGTACATCGCCATAGGCCCAGGCGCCATGGGATTCTTTGCATTTCTTGGTGCGATTACTAAACTAAAACAAACAGGCAAACTTGACGATCTTGAAGAAATTTCGGGAGCGTCAGCTGGTGGCCTTCTCGCATTTGTGTTTGCCCTTGCGAAAGGGGACACCACAAAGGCTCTGGATTTTTCACTTAATGTCCCCATAAAAAGTCTGATGAAACCCAGTGTGAAAAGTTTCATTTCAGAATGGGGCCTCGTTTCACGAACAAAATTGCATGCTTTAATATCAACAGCAGTGTCGACCCTAACAGGACGCAAGGACTTTACATTTAAAGAACTACACGATTGGTACCCAATAAAAATCCATATATCTTCTTACTGTGTAAACACTGCAAAGACGGTCTATTTCTCCGTAGACTCTACACCGACAATGAGCGTCGTGGATGCGGTTTGTGCTTCTGTCGCAATTCCTTTCGTCATTTCTTCTTCAAAATTGAACGACGGGTGGCACTACATAGATGGCGCCGTTGGAGAAACAACCCCTTGTGGTCCATTTTTGGGAAAGCGACCAGAGGATGTCTTGACGCTCGCATTCGAATGGAATAATTTACCGGAAATAAAGGATCTCAAAAGTTACATTTTGGTCCTGATTATATCACAGATGCGCATCAGGCCTGCGTTTACCTTTCCGGCTCATTTCATTCAAAATGGAAATATAGACTTGTATAATTTCTCTATGGATCAGGAAACGAAACTCAAACTTTTCATGAAGGGCCTGACTCAATAATTTTCTAGGCCAATTCCAAAATGAAACACGTTATTCGATCCGGATACACAGTCCGTCGTTCCCGCAAGGTGATCACCGTCCGCCGTGGGTCCAAGACGTACTCGTACGTCCGCAAGGCGGGCGTCAGCCGCGTGAAAGCAGTGCCCATCCCAGACGTGGGCGCGGCAGGTCTGGGCTCCAAAGTTATCGGCCCCCTCAAGCGTGGTATGCTCACCCAGTATGGATACCACCCGGTCGAGGCGATGACCAACCGTCACAAAGCTCTTTCCAAGGGCATCAGCCGCGGCGAGAAGCCCCTGGCCGTGTTCCGCCGTCTTCAGGCTATCAGCACCCTGTCCAAGCGCAGCGCGCCCCGTGCATCGCGCATTTACAAGAAGGACGCCATGTGGGTCCGGACCAAATACGCGTCTAAATTCAAGACGGCCATAAAGAAAATGTCCCGTTAAATTAACTATGGTTTCACTCAAAAATATGCGTAGCCGGCGGGTGTCGCGTCCGGTTCGGGCGCGGTCCGCACCCGGTCGTATTTCACTGAACAAGGCGGAGATTGTAAAGATGACTCCAGGTGAGGCGCGTGGTGTCCTTCGCGGCACGCGGCTGAGTTCATTCGCATCCATGGGCAAGCGCGGACTTTACCTGATAGCTCTTTTGCTTATCGCCGCCACAACCCCTGCGGAAGGATTTAGCATCCGCCGTCGCACCGTCGAACCGCCAAGCGCCATGAATCGTGTAAAATCTGCGTTCCGACCAATGTCCGCTAGTGAAAAGGCCAAGGCGGCAGCGGAGGTGGCGGCTTCTGTCGCCGCGGCGGGTCTAGGTGGTCAGATTGGTTCTGCAGTGACTGGAGCTCTGCTTTTGAGAACGGAATATTACCTCCAATTTTACGTCGCCACCATGGCCATCATTTACGTCATTTACAAAATGAAAATGAAGAACAAGAATTTAGAATTGAAAAGACTGGAGGTCGAGGCTGCACGGGAAAGAAACGCACGAATGGAGCGTATGTTCACAATGGCTCTTCAAAGAGGCCTATCGTCCGTAGCAACCGGACACGATCCTACAATTGCCGCGGCCTTCCCAGCCGCAATCACAGGGTCGACCGTTCGCCGGCTAGGCGCCCCAGCAGTTTCAAATGCTCGCCAGGTTCGTGTATTTGCAAACAAAATTGCACCCCGCCGGGGTCTTTCAAATGCTGAACTCCTGGCCAGACTTCGTTAAAAAAATCACTCTCTAATTTAGGATGAAAATTGGACAAGTGAAGGATGCGATCGCTGCTATTTCTTTTTTAATTGCAGCTTGGCTCGTGTCGAATAAAGGGATCGAAAAAAACGTGTTACTAGCAGGCCTATTACTTGGGTTCGCGGTTGATTCTATATTCACATTAAACCCTGAGTGGCATTGCTCAGACTGGGACGGTAATTCACCTGGTAAATTGGTGATCGCGGCTCAGGTCGTGGCTTTTGCTTATTTGGTATATATAAATGGAGTCTAAGATTCACGAAATCTCACAATCCATTTGGAAATCTTTGGGACCGGGGTATTCCGAAAGCGTGTATCATTGTGCTTTCGAAGTGGCCCTAAGGAAATTAGGCGTGTACTACGAGACCGAGCGTATAGTACCTGTGTACTACGAGGGTCAGAATGTCGGACACGTTCGGGCAGATATTATTATTAATCGTAAGATAGTCATCGAGTTGAAGTCCGTATCGAAGCTCAATGAGGTCTATCGAATTCAGACTCGAAATTACCTCAAGCTTCTTAACCTTGAAGATGCTTTCCTCATCAATTTTCCAGATAAATTGGGGT